CGTTGGTGTGTAACCTTGTCTACTAAATCTCTTAAGACTTAAAGACATTAAAATGCAGCTTACGCGGTGCTAGTAAATCATTCATCGTATCCGTACTCGATGTATTCACCTTCGTCCCCCTCTTCTTCCCAATTAATCTCCTGAGTTGTGTCTATCAATGAACTAACATCAACTAATTGCATGAATGATGTATCAACCGAGCGTATTGGCTGTATCGACTGAGCTGCTAGTTCCGTGGCATCATGGAGTTCTTGATTGGTATCTCTATTGTATACCAAATCGAACCCGAATGCACTCACTAGCTGTTCTATGTCGATATTGTTAAGGAACTCGTCAATAGGTGTTGGATCTGATGTTGCAATTTCTTCCACATCTTGTTGTGTTATTGTTCGTCCTCTGAATACAACTTTGCTCTGAATAAACCAATCGGTTAGTTCTCTTGTTTCAATTAGTTTTAACACTCTGCTCCCAACACAACGAAAATAGAATAATAAATTAGACATTTTGTTATCAGCATTTTTACCACGTCCCATTTGCCTTTTTAGGAAGGCATATGCTTCATGTAATGGGTTGATCTTGTTTTTGGTTTTTGCTATGATTATTGCATCAATTATTTGTTTATGATGACCCTTATAATCCTCTAATTGGTCTAGGTGAAATCCAATGTTTTGGATTATTTGAATTATATAATTATATAAGTCATTAATTTTTATCTCACCGACTGATTCAATAAATAATTGTTGGATATTTTGCAAAAATCGATAATATTCTATTGGGATATGTGATACTTTACACAATGCTATATAATCATCTAATTCATGTATACTTGTTATTTTCCGTATGTCATATGTTTCAATATTTTGTATTCCTTCAATTGCAATGTTTTTAAGATTCAATTTTTGTTTTAATAATTCATTGTTGATAATTTGTGATGATTTTTTAAGTTCATGTTTATCTTGTTTAAACATTATTGTTTTGTTGCTATCTACAACCTCTAATGGTAACATTGTCTGATATTGACTGGGTCTAAAATTTAATATTGGTCTGTAATTCAACATTTCTATATTTTCGTATATGTTCAAACATACATGCAGTATATCATCCATTGCTTGAGCTTTGTAATATGAATCCTCTTCAATATACCCTTCAATAAGATGTTTTTGCCTATTTATTATGTATAATTGATCAATGAACATATTTGCATCTGTTATTACATCATTATGCTCATCTACTTCAAAAACATTAAATTTTCTGAAATTTAGAGCATCATTTCTTAATAACCGATATATACTTGAATTTTGATTTTCTATCATATCATAGTGTATATGAGACTTAACTGATTCTATTATTAAGTATAAATGATAAACTGCACTTCTTGTTTCTTCCGATTTTGCAAAACTACATTGATACTTGTTAATATAGTCACATTGTTCCTTTGTAGGTGAAACTATATGATTTAACCTTATTATTACATTTTTATTATGGGATAATAGAAAACAAATAGTTTCCCATATATCACCACTGGATTTTGTGAATGATATATCAAAATGAAATGTTTTACAATTCATATATGGTGATAAAGTTTTATAATCCAAGACATTTAATTGTTTGTCAATCTCAATATCTTGGGCACAAGAAATCCTGTCATATATATCATCCCGAGTTACTGATCTATGTGGTATGGTCAACTCAGACAAAGCTAAATGTCCATCTCCTCTTCCAGCACATAAATCTGCGACTCTTCCTAAGTCGATATTACTTTCATTTAGTGTTCTAAATAAATTGTATTGTGCTTGTAATGATTGAGATCCAGTTGGTGAACTTAAACTATTCAATGAACAATGATTTTTAACAGTTCTAGTATACCAGTCGATTGTTGATCTATTGGTATTTAAATGTAATAATTGATATGGGTTAAATATGTTAATCATATAACTAAATTGAACAAATTTTGGTGCTGTTCGTATATAAAATCTATCGGTTATAGTATCAGCTTCCAATTCAAAATCCACCTTTTGCGCCTTGATTCTCCAACTTAATGACTCTAACATCACTTGATCCATAACCAATCTAATATCGGACGTAAAAAATTCAGGATTGTATAATGTGAACATCCTTGTAAATACTGGTATTTTGGATATTCCTATCCTATTTATTTTCAAATATTCAAGTGCTTGTAAATATGCAGCCTGAGTTGATTGCCTATTAACAACGACCTCATAGTATTCCCCCTTTGCAACAACCTTAAACACTAGAAATTGATGTATTATTAACAATTTAACTATATGGTGAAAGAAATTCTTAACTCTCAAGATTGATTTGAAATGGCCTATATTTCTTCCCATTTGTTCTATAGTTTTGATATTCTTTGCATACCGTCTATGTAAATATTCAACAATAGCTTTATCAATTGAAGTTTGATATAAAATCAATCGTTCTCTTTCTTTATCCATTTGTTTATATATCCAATTATCCATTTCCTGAATTGACCATTGTTTGTTATACTGGTCTTCATACAATGTTGAATCAATCATTGCCATAAAATTGTATTTCATTTCTGTTGATATTATTTCATAACTTACATATGAGCTTGTTGTTAGAAACATCTTGATTGTTTTGTATAATGTGTATAACTGTCTTTCTAATTCAGGCATGTTTGGTAACTTTTCCAAATCCATTATTGCATTTAAATCTATATCCTCTATATCTAGTCCATTTGACATCAAGTCACTTATAGCTTCAAATACTATAAGTCGTTCCTTTGATAACTGAACCGAAAAGGGTCCTGTATTATCATTTATATTTAATTGCTTTTGTCTTCTGGTGAAATCCATTCTAACATCCATGGTGGTGTGGGTATAGTTTGAATTGTTTATAAACCCTGTAATAGTCACCTCATTTGAATATAATTTCCTTAAAATACCAATACTAACTAATCTACAACGTAAATAATCATAATTCACATTACTTTCCGATCCACCAGTCTGGCTTTTGTAAACTGTACTAAATTCTACGATAAAAGATCCAGACAAATTAGGTGTTATTTTAACCATGCTATTTGATTTGAATCCCTGATTATCCGTTCTATGATACACTTGACCACCTTTTGGTGTTAAAACATACTTGTTTAAATCATGATAACGTAAGTTGGTGTAAAAACTTATGATATAATTACATGTATTTGTTAAATTATTAGTGTAATTGATTTCTTTACCGATAAATTCTGATGATGCATGTAATACCCATTTTGTATACCTAACTGCTTCAAAAAGTCTGTGTTCTGCTGGTGATTGAAAATAATAGTTCATCTCGTACTTTAATTGATATTTTGGCTTCACAGATTTAGAATACACCGGTTCATGATATTTATATCCTAATTTCGTTAATCTGTGAACTTTACCACCTTCAAGATATATTGCAGCTGCTTCTTTTTGTTCTAAAAGGGATAAATCATATGTCGGTTCTGTAATTGGTATGAATACAATATTTGGGTAGTTCTGTCTTTTGATTTTGTCCAAATTATATTCTGGATTGATACTATTGTATTTTATATGATTTACCTCATGTAATTTCATATATAAGGAATTTTGTGATGATATAGATGTATAGAATATACTCATGATCATACTTGTAATAGAGCCGCTTGCAAATTTGAATATAGTATTACTATGTTCCAACTTCTGAATAAATTGTTCTATTAAAGTGACATGAGAGCAATCTAGATATTTTCTTGTTATACGAAAAGAAAATTTATTCTTATTGATTTCAATAATCTGGTCTATCATATTCGATCGATCTTTGTATAAATCAATATATAATTTGATATCCTTGTTTATATATGACTTGTTTTGTAAATATCCTATAATCTGTTGCTTTATGATGTCTTTATAAGTATATACAGTAAGATAAGTTGGATTTTGTGCGCTTATGAGCGATTGCTGATCGTCAGGTTTGTTTGTATAATAATGTTGATATATAATCTCATTATAATATTTCATATTAACATTATACAATTTCATTGCCTTGTATAGAAAACTAATTAATTTTGGTCTCGATTCACTATGACCACTTATAATTAAATCCTGTATTGGTATGGCACCAAAACCACCTAAAGATATAGGAGTGAATAATTTAAGATACCAAATCATCTTGTGTGAGTTAGCTGATTGATGACCAAGTCTAAAATAATATTCCATTAATGTCATTGGTTTCTGGGTTTTATATTGTGACATTATTATATGATTTGATATAACATTTATTGTTATTTCATCTACAATGATTTTGTCTTTTTCATCTCTTATTTCTGCAACATCGTTCTGACATATTATATAATATTTCACATTTTGAAAAGTTATACTGTATGATTTACCATTGTTAAAGTTATAAATATCCTTCAAATTATCACCCAATGAAATTTTACTATTAAGCATCCTTAATAATCTTCGATCTAATTGACCCAAAAAGTCAATGTTTTTATTGAATTGCAAATGTTTTGAAAATGTTGCTAATCCTAATATAGTATACATAATATGTCTTGTCAAAGTGGTAGTATAAATCAGTGTTGAATTTTCAAAAGCTGAAGCTGTTGTTGATCCAATACTTTCTGCCTCTAATGCTTCACAATAGTAATATTTGTTGCTCATTATCGTATATGCCATCATTCTTTTAATTGTAGTTTCTGATTGATACCCATGTATATAATGATTTTTCAACATGGTAACTCTAGAACCCGAAATCTGAGTTTGTTTAATTTTTATCATTTGACCATATTTTTTATAATAGTTTGAACAATTTACAAATAATGTAAGTAAACCTGTTGGGGTCGTATCTTTTAATCTTATAATTGTATCAATATCATCAGAGTATGTCATTATATGATCTGTGGATATGGTGTTATCATATACAAATAATCTCATAATCAAAGCACTTTGTAAACCCCATAATTGATTCATCCAACCCTCAATGCCACCTGATTGTCCAACTGATGCATACCATGTCTTCAGTTCTTTGTTCTCTTGAATCACAGCTATATTTTCAAAAATACCTGCTATCTCACCATAACCTTTTAGACCGTATAAGTTCATTACAGCTTCTAATAGAGGTGCGCAATTACTTTTTGTCATAGATTGATTGTGTCCACTTATATCAATCATTAATGAATATGCATCTTCTTCTAATAATGTTTGCCCAGCTTCAAATATCTTATTTTTTCTACCAGTATCTGTTAGTGTCATAATCTGATCTCTGAAGTATTTAGTAGCCCTTTTTACAAGATCCATCATTCGGCTTAATGCAATTTTAAGGTTAAAAGGAGCAATACCAAAATATCTTCCTTCCTCTTTTTGTTCCTTTTCTTTGGCAACTAGTCTAGTGACTATATATTTCCTTTCAGTGAAATGAGTATTTAGGAATTTTTCAACTTCAGTAGGATTATTTGTTACAATCGCTTTTCTACCTTCAGTTTTCCTATTCATTTTAAGATATGTTGCTATACTAAGTATATCCTCAGGTTGATTATCCATTTGATTTAAATAAGCAACTAATTCTTTAATACTAGAACCTTGAAATGGGCTGTACTCGTCTACTGTGCATGCCTTATCTTTTAAACTAGGGGTAACATCGTTAAATTGACATGGAACGAGGACACCAAACAAATCTATATCTCTCCATTCTTCTAGTTGTCTCAATTGAGTAAATGCGTCAATTCCATTTAGAGCTACCAATGATTTGAGTCTTTGTACACTTGAATTTTCAACTTTAAAATTTGGTAAATCATTGTTTGCTTTATAATATCCTAACACAAATTCATATTTCATCATTAAAATTAATCTTTCCATGGCCTTTTCTGATGTTGTGAACCTATCAGAAGTCCTATTATGATATTTTGTATATCCTTTTAAATACTCAATTTCTGCAATCCCAAGATATTTATGGATTGAAGACATAGTACCTAAATGACGAAGCTCAATTGGTTTTAATGATGAAATAAATGACTTTAAATCTTCAGGTAATGAATTCATTGGGTTCAATTTAATAAATGACACCCATAATGTATATACATTTTCTCTTGTGGCTGGGTAATCTAATGATTCTAACAAGATTGTTAATGAATCCAAGATTGGGATATGAGAACAAAATTTGCGGTCATTAATATCAATTAAATATAATAACAATGACTCTAAATTTGCCATGTATTTGACCAAATTCTTTGGATTTTTCGATAATTTTTTAGTTTTATTGTCAATATCTTTGATAAATTTATGCATATCGGAATATTCCATTGAGCTTAACATTATCGAACTGATAAATTTAGTATCTGAAACAGTAACTAAATAGTTGAAATGATTTGCATAGTTAACTATACTGATATTATTGTAAGTGATTACAGAATAGTGTTGATTGATCATAATTTTGAATACAAATTTATTGTATCTACACTTGACAATATAAGATGAACCATTAAAGGTGATGTGAGCTTCATATATGTCGGTAAATGGTAACGACTTTTCTCTATCCTTATTTTTACCATATTCTAAAAGGAATTTAATTCTAAGCATGTGTAAAAATGATACAAATAACATTCGTTTTGCAATTAAATCTCTATTATAAATTGTAGGATAATTTTGTACCATCTCTTTAGCATTACCCATTATAGAGGCAAGATAAATTTCATCATTAGTCAATTCTATACAAAATTTAATTATCTCGTCATTGAGTGTTATGTCACAATTTTGTTTTTCTATTTCGTTGTAAAATTCAAGAATAGGATAAGTACCAGTTCTTGGGTTTCCTTCAACAAAGTTATAAACATCTAATAATGATGTATTTTCATATTCATTATTATATTCAAGATATGAATATTCTTTATTATTTATGGAGTCCAATATAAAATCTGGTAATTTGTATAAAGGTTGATCTAATTTTTGTGGTAATACTAAATACTTATTCATCTTTTTTTGTTCTTTAAATTTATTAGTAAGCCTAGGGTAAACATTCAATTCTACATCTTGAGTGTTAGACTTCAACTCATAATTTTCACTTTCTTTCCAAGCATCATATGTTGAATCATAAAGATCAATAAGTTGATCATCTGTCAACTTAGAATAGATGGAGTTTTGTATGGTGAGATCTAGTGGGTCTTCAATCGAAATCATTTTAGTTCTTAAAATCAATCAAAACAAAC